TCTTTACTTACTTTAGCAAGTACTCCAGCAATTTTAGTTCCCGCACCAGGTACAGGTAAAGTTATCGATGTAATAAGTATAATGGTTTATTTAGATGCAGGTACAGAAGTTTTTAATTTTACCCCTGCACTACCAGTAACAATAGGGACTGAATCTATTGCTTCAGTATCAAATGCCAATGTTAATTCGGCTACAGATATAGTTTTTAAACCAGAAGTACCTCAGTCAAATGAAGTTATAGCTCAAAATACTGCGTTAACTTTAACTGCTGTTTCTAATCCTACGCAAGGAACAGGCGTATTATACTTTAATGTATTTTACAGAGTTCTTACAGTAGGAACATCATTTTAATTAAATGGACATAAGAAAAATTTCTATAGGTGCAGACTATAAGTCTGGAGCAATGCATTACATTGTAGGGCAAGATGTTTTAGGCGGTACTTATAAGATTCATTTAATACAACAAGAAAACACATCATATAAAATTTGGATTATAAAAAGCGAAGAGGTTTTACTGTGGAAAGAATTTAAAACCACAATGCCAATATCACTTGAATATAATATAAATTTTTAATGAAATCCCCACACTCATTTTTAGTCACTCCAATTGATAATAAAAGGTATGTAAATACTAAAGAAATTGGTGGCATAGACTTTATTATTAGCACTTCTGAAGAAAACCATAAAGCATCTAATCGTTTTGCAACTGTTGTAGAAACTCCTTTAGGTTATAAAGGTGAAGTAAAAAAAGGAGACACACTTCTTGTTCATCATAACGTTTTTAAATTTTATAACGATATGAAGGGTAGAAGAAAAAGTGGTAAAAGTTTTCTTATGGGAAACTTATTTTTAGTTGATCCAGATCAATTTTATCTTTATAAAAGAGATGGAGATTGGAGAGGGTACAGTAAATATTGTTTTGTAAAACCTATATGTAAAAAAGATTCATTTTTAAAAAAATCTGGAAGTGTTGAACCTTTAATGGGTGAGATAAAATACATAAATAAAGAACTTGAGAAGTTAGGATTATCTGTAGGCGATGAAGTTTCATTTCAACCAGATTCAGAATATGAATTTAATGTAGAAGATGAGATAGTTTATAGAATGTATACTAACAATATAACAATGGTTTTATAAAATGGACATTAAAGAAATTAAATTAGAAATTATTAAGGCTGGAGAAAATGCCGTACGTCAACTTATTAAAGTTGCTAAAGAAGAAATAATAAAGCCTGATCCAGAAGATGAGTTAGCTGCTGATAGATTAAAGAATGCTGCTGCAACAAAAAAATTAGCAATTTTTGATGCTTTTGAAATACTAAAACGAATAGAAGACGAAAAATCCGAATTAGATGGCACAGATACAAAATCAAAAACTCCAAAAGGGTTTGCAGAATCACGATCAAGATAAACTATATGTAGTATTAAAAAACTTTATTCCACAAAATGTAATTGCTACTAAAAATAAAGCATATACTTGGAAACCTGGATATAATGAAAAATACGATATAGTTGTTATTTCACAAAATGGAACTATTGGAGACATTTATGAAATAAATGGCCTTAGAATAGCGTTGCCTAAAACTCCTACATTTAAATCTACAAAAAAAAAAGATGATCAATTTTGGTCAGCTTCTGATATTCCAAAAGAACTAAGTAAGATTCAAAGCATATTTCAATGGCATAATACTACTCCTAATTTTAAATCAAAATGGGTAGAATATATTGAAACTGAATTTGATAAAAGAGAACAAGGACACTGGTTTTTAAATAATGGACAGCCTACTTATATTACAGGAACTCATTATATGTATTTGCAATGGACTAAAATTGATGTTGGTCATCCAGATTTTAGAGAAGCAAATAGAATTTTTTACATTTATTGGGAAGCATCTAAAGTAGATAAAAGAAGTTTTGGAATGTGTTATTTAAAAATAAGACGATCTGGTTTCTCATTTATGGGCTCTTGTGAAGGTGTTAATACAGCTACAATATCTAAAGATTCTCGTGTTGGAATTTTATCTAAATCTGGATCTGATGCAAAAAAAATGTTTACTGATAAAGTAGTTCCTATCTCTAACAACTATCCTTTCTTTTTTAAACCCATACAAGATGGTATGGATAAACCAAAAACAGAATTAGCATATAGAGTTCCAGCATCTAAGATTACTAAAAAAAATATGTATTTAATAGAAGATACAGAACTTGAAGGCTTAGATACTACAATTGACTGGAAAAATACTGGAGACAATAGTTATGATGGTGAAAAACTACAATTACTATTACACGATGAAAGTGGTAAATGGGAAAAACCAGATAATATATTAAATAACTGGCGAGTTACAAAAACATGTCTTCGTTTAGGTAGTAAGATTATAGGTAAATGTATGATGGGTTCTACTTCAAATGCATTAGACAAAGGTGGCTCTAATTTTAAAAAGTTATATAACGATTCAAATCCGCAAGAAAGAAATCAAAATGGTCAAACAAAAAGTGGACTATATAATTTGTTTATTCCTATGGAATGGAATATGGAAGGATTTATCGATAAATATGGTATGCCTGTATTTTATAATCCATTAACATATACTAAAGGTATAGATGGCGAAAAAATATTTCAAGGAGCAATAAATTATTGGGAAAATGAAGTTGAATCTTTAACTCAAGATCCAGATGCTTTGAATGAATTTTATCGTCAATTTCCAAGAAGTGAATCTCACGCCTTTCGTGATGAAAGCAAACAATCATTGTTTAATTTAACTAAAATATATCAACAAATAGACTACAACGAATCATTGTTAATGAAACGACATGTAGTTCAAGGTCGTTTTAGTTGGGCTAATGGAATAAAAGATAGCAAGGTAATTTGGACTCCAGATAAAAGAGGAAGATTTTTTGTATCTTTCTTACCAGCAAAGAATTATCAAAATAATGTAATAACCAGAAATGGAAGGAAATATCCTGGCAATGAACACGTTGGTTGTTTTGGATGTGATTCTTATGATATATCTGGTGTTGTTGTAGGAAAAGGGTCAAATGGTTCTTTACATGGAATGACAAAATTTAATATGGATGAGTGGCCAAGTAACCAATTTATTTTAGAATATATTGCCAGACCTCAAACCGCTGAGATATTTTTTGAAGAAGTATTAATGGCATGTGTTTTTTATGGAATGCCAATATTAGTTGAAAATAATAAACCAAGATTATTGTATCATTTAAAAAATAGAGGGTATCGTGGGTTTTCTTTAAACAGACCAGATAAAGTGTTTAATAAACTATCTAAGACTGAGAAAGAATTAGGTGGTATACCTAATACATCTCAAGATGTTAAACAAGCACATGCTTCTGCTATAGAATCATATATAGAAAAACATGTTGGGTTTGACATGGAAGGTACATTTAGAGAAAGAGACGATGTTGGTTCAATGCACTTTCAAAGAACTTTAGAAGATTGGGCAAAATTTGATATCAACAATAGAACTAAATTTGATGCATCTATTAGTTCTGGTTTAGCAATTATGGCAAATCAAAAACACCTCTATACACCGACAAAAGAAAAGTCGAAAATTAGCATTAACTTTGCAAGGTATAATAACAACAGTTCAGTAAGTCAATTACTTAATAAATGAAAAAAGTAAAAATAGATATAAAGGCTGCTGCATTTCCAGATCAATTTGTTTCTGATTCTCAAAAGAAAACAAATGAATATGGTTTACAAGTAGGACAAGCAATACAGTATGAATGGTTTAGAAGAGACGGCAACTCTTGTCGGTTCTATAGCCAGTGGGCAGAGTTTCATAAGTTGAGACTATATGCACGTGGAGAACAATCAATAGCTAAATATAAAAACGAATTAGCCATTGATGGTGATTTAAGTTATTTAAATTTAGATTGGACTCCTGTTCCTATAATTCCAAAGTTTATTGATATTGTGGTTAACGGTATGTCTGATAGGATGTTTAAAGTTAATGCCTATGCTCAAGACGTTTTGTCAGCAGAAAAAAGAAATGAGTTTCAAGATATGATTGAAGCTGATATGGTTGCCAAGCCAGTTTTAAGTCAAATGACACAAGATTTTGGTATTGATTTATTTAATACTCCTGAAGAAGAATTACCTGGAAGTAGTGAAGAACTGGAGTTATATATGAATTTAAAATATAAACCAGCGGTTGAAATAGCATGTGAAGTAGCTATAAATACTTTGTTTGACGAAAATCATTATAACGATATAAGAAAAAGAGTAGACTATGATATTACTACTATAGGTATTGGTATTGCTAAACATCAATTTCTACTTGGACAAGGTGTTAAATTAGATTATGTTGATCCAGTAAATGTTGTGTATAGTTATACAGAAGATCCATATTTTAAAGATTGTTTTTATTGGGGTGAAGTTAAAACTGTTCCAATGACGGAGTTAATTAAAATTGATCCTGATTTAACAAATGAAGATTTAGAAGAAATATCTAAATATAGTCAGTCTTGGTATAATTATTATAATAATGCTCAGTACTATGAAAACAGTATGTTTTATAAAGATACTGCTACATTATTATACTTTAATTACAAATCAACAAATTCTTTTGTATACAAAAAGAAACAAATGGCTGATGGTACTTTTAAAACAGTACAAAAAGATGATGAGTTTAATCCTCCTCAAAAAATGCAGGAAGAAGGCAAATTTGAAAAAGTAGAAAAAACTATTGATGTATGGTATGAAGGTGTAATGGTTATGGGGACTAATATTGTTTTGCAATGGAAGATGATGGAGAATATGGTTAGACCAAAGTCAGCAAATCAATTTGCAATGCCAAACTATGTAGCATGTGCACCAAGAAGTTATAAAGGTATGATGGAGTCTTTATGTAAAAGAATGATTCCTTTTGCAGATTTAATTCAAATAACTCATTTAAAAATTCAACAAGTTGTTTCTCGTGTAGTTCCAGATGGTGTGTTTATAGATGCAGATGGATTAAATGAAGTTGATTTAGGAACTGGTAACGCTTATAATCCTGAAGACGCATTACGTTTATATTTTCAAACGGGTAGTGTTGTAGGTAGAAGTTATACTGGTGATGGTGAATTTAATAATGCTAAAGTACCTATTACTCAGTTAACCTCAAATAGTGGTTCTTCTAAACTACAAATGCTTATAGCTAACTATAATCATTACTTAGATATGATTAGAACTGTAACTGGTTTAAATGAAGCCAGAGATGGTTCTACTCCAGATTCAAGATCATTAGTTGGTGTTCAAAAGTTAGCAGCTTTAAATTCCAACGTAGCAACACGACATATTTTAGATTCCAGTTTATATATAACAAGGACTTTAGCAGAAGCATTAACAATCAGAACTGCTGATGTTTTAAAGTATGCAGAGTTTAAAGATGAGTTTGCTATGCAAATAGGAAAATACAATACTGGAATTTTAGATGAAATTAAAGATTTATATATTTATGATTTTGGTATTTTTCTTGAATTAGCTCCAGATGAAGAACAAAAAGCTATGCTTGAACAAAACATTCAAATGGCTTTAGCTCAAAAAGATATTAATTTAGAAGATGCTATAGATATAAGAGAAATACATAATCTTAAAATGGCTAACCAATTGTTGAAAGTTAAGCGTAGACAAAAACAAGAGTTAGAGCAACAACAGATTGCAGAGCAACAAGCAGCTCAAGCTCAACAAGCTATGGCTCAACAACAAGCTACAGCTCAAATAGAAATGTCTAAAATTCAAATGCAAACAGAATCTAAAATGCAACTTGAACAAGCTAAAAATCAATATGAAGTAGCTAAACTTACAGCAGAAAAAGAATTAAAACTTGCTCTTATGCAAGAAGAATTTAACTTTAATATGCAATTAAAAGGTGTGGAGCAAACGCAAATAGATGCACGTGAAAAAGAAAAAGAAGATGGCAAGTCTCAAAGAATTAGCCAACAGTCTACGCAAACATCTAAAATGATTCAACAGAAAAAAAGAGATTTACCTCCTATAAATTTTGAATCTAACGAAGACACATTAGATGGTTTTGACTTGGCAGAATTTGATCCAAGATAATGTTTGATAAGTTTTCTATAAACAAATACAAGTCTTATAAATATTCAGCACCTGGTTCAATAAAAGAGCTTAAAGAGGTAATGAAAGTTAATGCTGTTCCGTTAGATAATAATTATGCTAATCGATATGATAATATATATGGTGTCTTTGAAAGAATTTTAGAAAAAAGAAATGTTGAGTTTCCAGGTGAATTAGTTTATTCTTTAATTAAAGAATCTGCATCAATAATAAAAAAAATTAAAGATTATCATAATCGTCTAAGACCACATCAAGCAGCTTTAAATTTAGGAATTAGTATAAAATACAATAACATGGAGAGTGCTAAAACACCTTCATTTCCTTCAGGACACGCAGCTCAATCGCAATTAATAGCACAAGTTTTATCAGATAAATACCCAAGATATACTTCTGAGTTTATGCAGGAAGCTAAACATATTGGTAACAGTAGACTTGTAGCTCATGTTCATTACCAATCTGATATTGATGTAGGTATTAAATTAGGTAATGATTTATATAAACACTATTTAAATAACGCTTAAATATTAACTAAATAAATGTATAACTTTGTACTAAATTAAAATTTAATCTAATGGAAATAAAAGTAAGAGCCGTAGAAGGCAACGAAACAAAGTCTAAAGTTCAAATAGAAGAACAACTTTTAAAAGAACACGAGGCTCAGTTGCAAGAGGCAGACAACCAAACTAATGTAGTTGATTCTACTATAGTTAACAAAGAAGAGGATAACACCTCTGAAGAAAATACTCCATCGTCAGAGTTAAATGACGAACACGTTCTTTCTTATATTAAAGATAGATATAACAAAGACATAAATTCAGTTGAAGAACTTTTTGCGGAAAAAGAGGCAAACGAACCATTACCTGAAGATGTGTCTATGTATTTAAAGTACAAGCAAGAAACTGGACGTGGTATTAGTGATTTCTATAATTTACAAAGAGATTATGATACTATGGACGAAGATGCTGTACTGGCTGATTATATTGCAAACCAAGAAGACGGTTTAGATGCAATAGACATTCAAGATATCATAGAAGATAAGTTTGGGTTTGATGAAGACTTAGACGAACCTAAAGATATTAAGAAGAAAAAGTTAGCTAAAAAACGAGAACTTGCAAAAGCAAAAAAGTTTTTTAACGAAGAAAAAGATAAATATAAAATTCCTCTTGAGTCAAGTGGGGGTGGGTTATCTGAAGATCAAGAAAAAGAACTTAATGCTTATAAAAGTTACATCGAGGAATCTAAATCTTCCAAAGAAATCTCCCAGAAAAGGCGAGATTATTTTTCCCAAAAAAGCCAAGAGGTTTTTAGCAATGATTTCAAAGGTTTTGATTTTAGTGTTGGGGATAATAATATTACCTATAAACCAGGAGAAGCAAATGAATTATACAATGTCCAAAAGGATTTTGGTAATTTTGTCGGTAAATTTGTAGGTGATGATGGCTTAATAAAGGATGCTAAATCCTATCATAAAGCTATTTCAGTTGCATTAAATCCTGATAAGTTTGCAAAACATTTTTATGATTTAGGAGTATCTCAAACTGTAGATGATGTTAGTAGAAAATCTAAAAACATTAATATGGATGTGAGACAAGCTCCACGAATGAATGCAAAAGATGGTTTGCAAATTAGAGCAGTACAAAACGACAGTAGTGGACGAGGACTCAAAATAAGAAGTATTAAAAATAAATAATTAACAAAATTTAAAAATTAAAAATTATGGCAGTAAATGTAGCCCCTGGTTTTGATTTGCAACCAAGTAGTCAACAAGTACCGTTGTCTACCAATTATATTACAAATTTTGATTTCTTGAATCAGTATTTACCTGATACATATGAAAAAGAATTTGAAAGATATGGCAATCGATCTGTAGCTTCCTTCCTTAGAATGGTAGGAGCTGAAATGCCTTCTAACTCCGACCTTATCAAATGGGCAGAGCAAGGAAGATTACACACTAAATACACTAAGTGTACAACAGCAGCAGCAAGCACTGCTATTGAAGCTGATTGGACAATTCCAAACAACATTACTAACTTTAACCCTGCATTGGGTGGTGGTAGTTTAGCAGCTCTTAGAGTTGGACAAACTGTAATGATATCTGATAACACTCCTGGTTCTACTTTGAGCGTTAAAGGTATTGTTAAAGAAGCACCTTCCGCTGGAGGTCTTGGAGTTAATGTTGTAAAAATAGCATACTATGAATTGACGCAACAAATTGCTCCAAATGCAGAGTGTGATATTTTTATATATGGTTCTGAATTTAACAAAGGAACTGTTGGAATGCAAGGTTCTTTAGAAGCTGATGACTTTATTTTCAGTAACAAGCCAATTATAATCAAAGACAAGTATTCTGTTTCTGGTTCTGACATGGCTCAAATTGGATGGATTGAAGTTACAACTGAAAATGGAGCTTCTGGATACTTATGGTATTTAAAATCTGAGCATGAAACAAGACTTCGTTTTGAAGACTATCTTGAGACTGCAATGATTGAAGCTGTTCCTGCAGTAGCAGGTTCTGGAGCTGGTGACTTTTTACAAGGAACTGGAGCTGGATTATCTGCGGCAAACTTAAATGGTTCTGATGGAATCTTTTTTGTTGTTGGACAAAGAGGTAATGTATACGGTGGAGGAAATCCACAAGTATTAGCTGATTTTGATAATGTAATTCAAAGATTAGACAAGCAAGGTGCTATTGAAGAGAATGTAATTTTCTTAAATAGAAACTTCTCATTTGATATTGACGATATGTTAGCTGCTCAAAACTCTTATGGAGCTGGTGGTACATCATATGGTTTATTCGACAATGATGAAGAAATGGCTTTAAATCTTGGGTTTACAGGATTCCGAAGAGGTTATGACTTTTACAAGTCTGATTGGAAATACTTAAACGATCCTACTATGAGAGGTGGTATTGTTGGTGGAAAAGTAAATGGACTTTTAGTCCCAGCTGGTTCAACAACTGTATATGACCAAATCTTAGGTAAGAACGCTAAAAGACCATTCTTACACGTAAGATATAGAGCTTCTGAAACTGAAGACAGACGTTACAAAACTTGGATTACTGGTTCTGCTGGTGGTGCAAGAACTTCTGATCTTGATGCAATGGAAGTTAACTTCTTGAGTGAAAGAGCTGTATGTACTTTAGGTGCAAACAACTTCTTCATATTCCAAGATTAATAGTAAATAGTAGTAATAGTTACCCTCGTTGTATTGACGAGGGTAGTTATTATTTTTTTTAAATCAAATTAAATTATATTATAATGAAAAAAGAAAAATACGAAGACAAGTTCTACAGATTAAAGAGAGACACTGCACCATTATGTTATATGTTGCCTACACGTCACTCTAATCGATACCCTTTATTGTGGTTCGATGATGAAAAAGGTGTTAATAGACCTTTACGATACGCTAAAAACCAACGCTCTCCTTTTGAGGATGAACAAGACGGAAATGCTATTTTAGAACCCGTTACTTTTGACGATGGTGTTTTATATGTATCAAAACAAAACCAAATATTACAACAATTTTTATATTATCACCCACAAAGAGACAAAGTCTTTGAAGAAATAAATTCTGCCAAAGATGCTGCTGAAGAATTAGAAGTAGTGGAAATGGAATTAGATGCATTAATTGCTGCTAAAGAATTAAGTATAGATCAAATTATTTCTGTAGCAAGAGTATTGCTTGGTAAAAATGTTGATAAAATGACAACTACTGAATTAAGAAGAGACATACTTCTTTATGCAAGACAATATCCTTTAGAATTTATAGACACATTAAATGATCCTATGTTGGCTTTACAAGATGATGTGTATCGATTTTTTGATAATGGATTTTTAACATTTAGAAATGGTAACAAAGAAGTATATTTCAATTTGCCTAAAAACAAAAAGAAACTTTTAACTGTTCCATTTGGAGAAGATGCATTTTTTATTGTAGCGTCTCATTTTCAAAGTGATGAAGGTATAGAAATTTATAAGTTGTTAAAAAATAAGCTTAAAAAAGAAAAAGAATAATTAATATCTTTGCAGAGAGAATTTTCTCATTAACCCATTAATATTTTTACTTATGGAAAAGTTTATTAAATTATTTAAGTCTGGTACTGGACAAAACAAAGGTGACATTTTAATTCCAGTTGCTGGGATTGTTGAAATCAAACAAGAAAGTGACACTGTTGTCAATATCTTTTACGCTGGAAATTCAACTGCACAAGCTGGTTATGCTATTGCAAGTGATGGTTCAGCTACAGTTACAGCACAAACTAATGTTGTACAAGCGTACAAAATTACTCACGATGCTGTTGTAGCTAATTCTTCTTCAATGAAGAATTGGTTAAATGATGCTGTTGAGAAATCTTTACAATTATCTTGGCAACAACCTGTTTACACGCCTCAAGGATTACCAGTTTCGGCTGCTTCTGCTTATGTAGCGGTGACTATTACTGCTATTGAATTAGGAGTAAAAGCTGCAGGAGCATTATCATAGTAATTAAAATTACTAACTAACTAAGAAGAGGTTACAAATAAAGTAGCCTCTTTTTTTTTTATTATCTTTGTAAAAAGATATTATTATGCCAATCAATGAAGTTAGAGATACAGTATTAGCAATTGCTAACAAAAATAACTATGGCTATATCTCACCACAAGATTTTAATCTTTATTGTGAACAAGCACAATTAGATATATTTGAAAATTATTTTTATCAATATAACAGTTGGATTTTAAAAGAAAATGCAAGACAGTCTGGTATTGGTTATGCAAATATTGTAAAAGGATTAGAGGAAGTTATAGATAGTTTTTCAGCTGAAGTCTTTTTAGACCAATCAGTTGCAAATTTAAATAACGCAAATTTATATAGTTTACCTAATGATTATTATTTAGTTAATAAAATATTTTATTATCCCACAGCAACTTTTGCTGGTACAACTACTGCGCAACAAGGTTATAAGTTAATAGATAGTACAGGTGGTTTTGTAGCTTCCCCAGCTAATCCAACATTTTTACAGAACCCACCTATAGGCAGTATAATAGTTAATACGTCTTCTGCACCAATTTCACAAGCTTATGTTACAGCCGTAGATAGTGCTACTACAATAAGTACATCCGCAGACATAATGGCGAATGGACAAAATTATATAGTGTACAGTGGTGTTAATATAACTGAAGTAGAAAGAGTAAATCAAAACAAAATATTTGAGTTAATTAGTTCAAACTTAACTGCACCAACTACACAATTCCCAGCATATGTTTTAGGAGGGGCAAGTTCAAATACTAATCCTGGAGCAGGAAGTCTTGGTAATACTATTACAGTATATCCAAGTACAATAAGACAAAAAGGTGCAGTAAAAGTACAATACATAAGATATCCTTTAACACCGAGATGGACTTTTGTAAATTTAGTTGGAGGAGAACCATTGTTTAATGATTCTGCTGCTGATTATCAAGA